CTTTCATGGTTTATTTCATGGACTATAGACCGCCCAATTTCTTTATCTTTATCTCAGAATCAACCCGAAGGTCTCATCATCAACATATTTTAAGAAAATACTTTATATTCAAAGAACGTATTCAAAATTAATGAAGGAGTAGTTGACCTTACCGAAGTAGGATTTCAACCCTCTCCTTCATTTGTTTCACAAAGGTAGATGAAAGTTTTGAGACTATCAAATTTTTATGAAACTTTTTTTTGACTGATGATTTTAACGAATTCATTCTTCCTTGATAGCATCACCTAACTATCTTGTTGACCCCCTACTCTAAATAGGACGGGCTAATTCGTCTGTTTGTCAAAGAAACAATCAGTTTTACCTGAGAGTTTTTATTGAGTAGGGAACCTCGATTTTACGAACCTATGGTCAACCTTTCTCAATTGTTTTACAAAGATATGAAGAACTTTTCAATTAATCAAATAGTTTGTAAAACTTTTTTTTGTGAAATTTAATTCACGTTGTTGCGGGAGATGGATTCGAACCACCGACCTAAAGGTTATGAGCCTTCCGAGCTACCACTGCTCTATCCCACGGTATATTTTATTTTAAAGAACGTCTGATAAAAAATCCCACAAGATTAAGAAGTTTTCTCAAACTCCACACTCATGGGATTTGTTTCACAAAGATAGGAAAGAATTCTCATTCTGTCAAATCTTTTTTTATTGTGAGTTTTGGGGGTGTTGACCTTTCGGTCGAGTTATATAAATATATCCTTATTCCCCAAATGTTTTACAAAGATAAAAAATATTTTTAAAAAATCAAATTTTATTTTGAATTAAATTATAACCGTTGGGGGCAATATCTGAATCTTCTCCAGGTACTTGATAAAAGTATTCGTCCCATATCTTATCAGAATTTAGGATATTAGTGTTTTTTATTTCTAATAATTTCCAATCCATTCCTTTATCCGCCTTTCCAACATTCATTACCCAATCATGTATTTTTTTAGCACCCTCAGGCCAAACAACGTATGCTAACGACGAAGGTTCTAAATCTATTAACCAAAAAACATCTAATTTTTTTTCAACAATACTCTCAAACGTAAAATTAATATCTTTCTTTATTTTAACATCATCCTCAAAAATAAAATACGGTAAATTCTGCTCAGAACATTCTTTCAATAGCTTTAGATGAGTTAAGGTATTACCATAGATACATTCTTTTATTATACCCCACTCTTCAAACTCATTATTTAAAAATAATTCTTCAATCTCATCCGTAACAATTAAATCACGTCCATCAATTGCGTCATAAAAAGAAAACTTTAGATTGTTTTTTTCGAATAATTCCGAAATTTTTTCCCTCCTATCCTGTCTTCTTTTTAATGAAATAACAAAAATTTTATAATCCATATATCATATAACTATTTTTTACTTTATCCATAATATTCTTTAAGTATGAAGTTTAAAACTTCCCCCATTGAGATTTATGTCTATTTTCTTCGGAAAATTTAAACCCTAACCAAATCTCTTTCAATATTGATTTAATCTTTTTCATAGTATTTATTAAGTATGAAGGTCAAAATTAATCAAAATATCTTTAAAGTCAAAACATTAATTGATAGAGAATCCCAATCGGTAGGTATGATGGGTAAGACATTTGACAACACATTCGATGGGTTGTTGTTTTTAATGGGTGGTGAGAAACAATGTTTTTGGATGAAAAATTGTTTAATACCTTTAGATATTATTATCATAAAGAACAATGTGATTGTTAATATACATCACAATTGTCCTCCATGTAATGATGAGTTTGATTGTCCTTCCTATTGTGGGAATGGTAATATCGTACTAGAAATTGAGGGTGGTTCTTGTGAAATCCTTAATATCGAAGCTGGTGATAGTATTACCTATGACCTTTCTTAATCCTCGGTTGAATTTTTAGATTCCTCAATTTTTTCTTTTAACACTTTTTGGAATTCGTTTGCAATCATCTTTGTGAACTTAACGGATGGTGAATCATCTTTTTCAGAATCATATCTATACTGTCCTTGTGGTGGTCTCTTACCTCTACCTAAATAATTAAGTCCTGAGATATTAGTAATACATTTGTGTCCACCTGAGTTAGATTGGATAAGGTCCCAAGCATTGATACCGATTTTATCCATTAAAGAAATTTCTTCTTCAGTTAAATCTTTAAATGGTTTCTCCATCATGTTCTCGATTTTGGCTAAGATTTCTTCACCACCATCCATAAACATAAATTTACCACCATAAAGTGCGTCGAAGTCTTTGAATGTAAATCCAACACTCTCGGGTCCTGCACTTGTTTCACTAACCCACTTCATAGTTGATAGTGGTATTTTTCTCTCCTTTAATTGGTCTTTCCACTTACCGATAACCTCTTGAGCTATTTCCCCAAGATTAACACCTTTAAGTTCTCTTTCTTTTTTAAATGGATTACAAGAAGCTTGAACAAGTCCCATCGGCCACGCCATGATGAGAAAGTCTGCTTCAGGATTATTTCTGAATGGTGTATATCTGTCGTAAGACCCAGGTTTAAACATACTACCCCCACCATATTGGAAAATAATATTGTCAGATACCGTTGGGTACCCCTTCATTTTGTCTGCATAATCTTGTGCATTCTGTTGTAAATCTTCAGGTTTGGCAGCGTTTGTTCTTGTCATCCAAGTTTTAATGTTATTAAGTATAGACATTAATGATGGTTCAGAATCCATAACTAACCCTTCTAAAAATCCAGGTTTGTTTTTAAACGCCAAAAGTAATTTATTAATAACTAACCCCAATAACATTTTATTCTTTTGAAGTGAGTTATCTTTGTCGACTCTATAAATGTAATTAACAACCTCTTGTGGTGTAATGTCATGTTTCGCATAGTCTGCGGAGTCTACAGTATTAATTAATAATATATCAGATGATGGGAATAAATCTTTTGGTGAGACTACTTGAGATATTGTTTCTACGTTTGAACGAGCCCCTCTAAATTGTTTTGATGTTCCTTTCTCAACTCCAACTTGTTTGTCGTGGTGGTCAGTATGAATCACGAACATTGGTTTACCGTGAGCAAAGTCAACAAGGACTGGCATCACATCACCTTCAGCATCGTTCTTCTTAACGGAAAACTCTTTATCACCATATTGAATAATGTGAGCCCCTACAACATCAATACCATTATCTTCAAGGTATTTCTTCATTGCAATTGCGGTTGTTACTCCATCTAAATCTTGGTGAAAATAAATCTCCGCCTTTTGATATCTATTCTTTAAAGCGTTGATATTTCTAATTCCTGTTTCCGATATTATTCTTCTCATTGATTTTATTTTGTGAACCAACTGATTACCTTATCAAATATATCTTGGTTTAATCCTAATTTATGTAATGCTTTGTAAGTGTCTGGCCCAGCAATTCCATCAGGATTGACTTTCTCTGCTTTTTGGAACATCTTAAGTGCGTTAATTGTACCTGGACCCCATTTAGAGTCAACAGGTATTTGGTATAGTTTTCCATTAACCTTCACATTTTTCATTTCAAAATAATCGTTAAGTGCTGTTTGAAGTTCGAAAACATCTTGTCCACTCATTTGATTTTGTTCCTTGATAACTCGTTTAACAATATTAGTTAAATCGGTTTCCGTTAGTCTAATTATTTTCTTTGCCATTATATTTGTTTTATATTAATTTACATTCCAGGGATTGGGTTAAGTTGTCCTGTGAATAACCCTCTGAAGAATTTTGCTAATGGGTCACCAGCAACATTGTCACTCGACATACTTTGTTTTACACTATCAGCTGTTGATGATATTGGGTCCATTGACTCCTCACCTTTAAATGATTCTTTGTAATATTGTTGAGCCTCAGGTGTTTTTTGGTAATTCTCCATCGCCTGATTCATCGCTTGTTCTCCTCCTAATCTTTTAACAACTTCCTCGGCTCCAACCCAGTTTCCAATACCAATGTAATCTAAGAAACCTAACCACCATTTAGTTTGTTGCATCATAATTTTTAATCTTCTACCTTCAGGACTTCTAAATATTCTTGGAATTCCTCCAAAGAATGTTTGACTTAAGAAACCTGGCTTACTTAATGCTGCAACGTCAAAAACTTTCTCAGTCTTAATTAAATCTTTTAATGCTTGAATATCTTTAACACCCGCTTTACCCATTTTTAAATCCGCCTCAAGTGATTTCGCCAAACCACTAACACCTTTACTTTTAGTCCCCGCTCTACCTAATAAGGTGAAGTAATCCATAATAGTGTTCTTCATACCTTTGAATGGCCCTACAGGAATTTCTTTTAAAAAATCATTAACCTTGTTTGCCCATCCACTTGAACCTCCTGCGCTCTGTAAGAATTTACCAACAGGTCCTGGGTCTTTAGCTAATCTACTTATCGCTTCTGCAGCTGCCTTTGGATTTGTCTTCGCAAGTTTTAACGCAACATCTAATTCTTTTGTCGCAGCTGAACCAATTTTCATTGCACCCATTACAGGTTTTGCCACCGCATCTCCAACAAAGAATGGTACTGCAGCAACTAAACTTAAAACACCAAATAGTGTGTCTCCTTGTGAAAAGTAAGAAATTGCGTTAATTGTGTCTGTGATTGGTGTTGGGTCAACGATACCAACAATATCCATCACGTTATTATACCAAGCTTCATTAATCACTTTACCTTTGTTCTGTTTTTTCTCAGCAACAAGGTTTTGTTTGATTAATATTAATTGGTCTTCGGTGATTACGAATTGAGCCATTTATAGTTTTCTTAATAAATATTCGTAGAAACAAAAAAAAGGGTCATATGACCCTTTTATTATAAATCTAATTCAATTTGTCGATTCTTATCTACAAAGTGCTGAACTCTTTCTTTTGCAACATTAGTATAGTTTTCACTCAATTCTATCCCTAACCATCTCCTTCCACTTATCTCAGCTGCACATAAACTTGTACCACTACCAACGAACGGGTCAAGTACCACATCGTTTCTATATGTTAATATCTTAATTGCTTTCATTGGGATGTCCATTGAGAAAGTTGCTTTAGTTTGTTGTCTTGTATCTGCAAAGTACTCCCACTGTCCGTAAACCAAACTCATGAACTCTTTCTTATCTTCTTCCTGATACATCATTTTCTGTTTGATAGTACCGTCTTCTTGTTCTAAATCAACCAACTCTCCCTTCCATTGTGGTTCACCTTTAACTTTTTTGATTCGGTCTTTCTTGTAGGCTAATATAACACACTCCTTAGGGTTGTATATGTAAGGACTACTTGGTGACATCCATGAACCCCATGCTGTAGTCTTACTTCTGTGTGGTGAGTTCTCGTCAAGGTCTACAAGTCCGTAGAATTGGAATCCGACTTTTTTCATTATGGACCAAAACTCAGACATAAATAGAATTCTACCACCTCTGTCTTGAACGTTAACTTCATAAGGAATGTTAACCGCAATCCTACCGTCATCCTTTAATAGACGATATGCCTTGGATAACCATTGTTCAGTAAACTTCCAATAGTCTTCCATTGTCATTCTATCGTCATGACTATCATAATCGATACCCACATTGTACGGTGGAGAAGTAACCACCAAGTCAACAGTAGACTCAGGGAGTTTCCCCATTTCAATAATACAGTCTCCTTGAATGATTCTATTTGTTTCTAACATTATAATTTACCTTCTTGTTTTAATTGTTCTCTTATTTTAGTGGCTGAGATATCACTTACCTCTTGTGGTGGTAAATGTTCTATGATATCATATCCAACTCCTCTTCCGAAGTTTACCGATTCAACATCAGGTATTACCATTACAATAACTCTTCCCTCATGGATTAAGTTAAACAATTTAATAGTGATATTATCATGTACCTCTTGTGCGGTAAATGGATTCTGTTCGTTAGGTTCAATGTCTCTAATACAAATTAGAACATTCTTACCTTGTTCAAGTCGTTGGTCAATCAACCACCTGTGTCCATCGTGCCATGGTTGCCATCTTCCGATAAACATTGAGAACTGTTTACCAGGATTATTCTTTAATTTAGGGTCTCCCTCTATGTGTATTTTTTCCATATTAAAATGAGTGTGCTATTATTGTGTCAACACAGATTTCCACTTTTACATTATCCGTACAGATGTTAATAAAATCTTCTGTCGGTGGTTCGTAGTTTTCTACAAAGAAGTTTTCTCTACCTCTTGTCTCACTTGTATGTACATAAACCTCAACTAAGTCATCTCCCATCTTTTCTTTGAATGCTTCTCGTTGGTCTTTATATGGTGATACTAATGACACTACAACATTATTATCCTTACTGTGAAGGTATTGAGATAGTTGTTGCGCAAGTTCTATATTCTTTCTTCTACCTTGTTCGGAGTAATCTTTATTATCGAAGATGTTTCTGATATCATCTCCGTCAACATTAAACCATGGAGATGGTGTGACCATTCCTCCAAGTTTACATAATTCTTTGGCAATGGTAGTCTTACCAGCACCAGGTTGTCCTGTTAACCAATAAATCATAACTCTAAATTTTTAATCTTACGGTCCAAATAGAAAGCCGCCTTCTTAAGGTCTTCTAATTCTTTTGCTTGGTCTTTCTTCCCCGCTCTTGCAACATACTTAACTACGTTGAAGATGTAGGCGTCTTTATCAAGTCCCCAAGCTTCACATACTTTTATTACTTCGTATGGATTGTTTTCCCCACCATAATGGTTGGGGTGATTTACCATTTCGTTTACCATTGTTACTTTATTACTGTGGTGTCTTTTATTTCGCTGTGGTCGTATGGGTACGACTCCAACTGTTTTTTATAGTACTCCATCTCAAGACTATCTCTGAGATACTTAACTCTATCGCGGTCCATTCTTCTATTCACAGATGGTTTGTCGGTAAACAAAAATACCAATGTAACAAACGCTACCATCATTAAACCCATTAATACAAAAAATGTGTTATTTCTCATTACTTTTCTTACCTCTCTTAGTTGATGGTCTATCTTCTGAAACTTCTTCAGTTTCTTTTTTTGAAACAGGTTTAACTCTTCTTGTAAGAGATTTCCACTCACTTTTTGGACAATATGCCCAATAACCCGTTTTTACTTTATTTTCAGCCTCGTTTTCTTCGATTCTGATAACTTCTCCAATCTCTCTTGAGTTGGTTTTCTTAATTGTTTTGATGCACTTCATTGGTTGTTTCCTCCGTGTTTAAATTTTGGTTGATTATTATAAGGATTTCTTCATCAGATTTACCTTTACAGTGTAAATCATAGATTAGCGGACTAAGTTCGTCTTCGAAATAAAGCATGTCACTTTTACCGTAATATTGTTTTAGGTTACCCTCTTTAAGAGCGTTGATACATCTATCGAGTTTGACCCATCTTTTATTGAATCCCATGAAACAATTATAAGAAACTTATAATTCAGAGTCAAAGTTATTATTAATCTTTTCAAAATTTACCACTTGGAAAACATACGCCATGACTTTTCTTTTCATAATTGGTATAATAGTTTGTTCCATAGGTAATTTCTGAGAACATTTCATCTCAAAGATTGGTAGGTTGTGATAGAAATCGGTTGTATTCCAAGTTGAGAACGTATCTATAATGTTTGTCATTGTAAGTTTGTCAACTGGTC